TAGTGGGACTAAAGCCTGGGTGAAAGTCAAGAACGCCACCGATGATGCTTGGCTCGATTTCTTTGTTGGGTTGCACGAATATGACGAGGGGGCATGATGCCTTTACATAACCCGCCATTGACAACAAGAGGAGCCACATTCGTAATTGCAGCGGCTGATGCGGAACATATAGCCGATGCAGACTATATCTGTGATGGTGTGGCCGACAATGTGCAGATACAGCAGGCAATTGATGCGTTACCTGCATCCGGGGGCAGTATCTATCTCAGTGATGGAACTTTCACTTTGGCAGCTGGACTAACAGCCCGAATGAACGGCTTCACCATACGTGGGGCTGGTATAGGGGTAACTATCATCAATTTCCCCGGTGTCGAAGGATATGCCTTAGAGGTTGGGGCGGAACATGCGGATGCTGAGGCCGGTTCGAGGTACTACGACGCGGAAATCGCTAGCATTAGTTTCCAGGGTAACGGCGAGGATGACGAGAACCACCTGCTGAAGTGCGTCGGACTTGCCCGCTTTAACGTTGGCAAGTGCTCATTCTACAAGTCCGGCGATGAAGCTTTGATAATAGACTTCTGCGAGGACTGGACGGTAAGCGGGTGCATTTTTAACGATGTGTCGGGGGCTGATGCGGCGGGTGGTGGAATCTACCTTGAATCCACCTCTAAAAGAGGAACAATACACGGTTGCCACTTTATGGCTAGTGTTGCTCGCACATATATCTCATTGAGGCAAATTACTGTTGAATCTGTAAGAGGTATTATTGTCCACGGCTGTTCGTTCTTGGGGGGCAAGACGGCCATTGACATAAGCGCCACCACTGGAGCTGGAGCATTAATTAGAGGCGTAGCAGTTACAGGTAACTATTTAGTCTCTCAAACAACTAGGGGCATTGATGTACTGGGCACAGCCCCTGCTGACATTGAGGGTGTGTTAATGTCCAATAACACATTTGAGTCGATGCCAGAGGGGATAAGGGTGAGTACTCGAACTAGCGGCATCGTTGTTGAGGGGAACTACTTTCGCAGTGTTGCTACTCCTGTCAATAATACTGGTCAGCGCACAACTCAAGTAAATAATGCCGGCTACCTAGCGCAGGGAGAGATTCGCACGGTGACTGGTTCCCTGGATGATGGAGCTGCCAACGCCTTTGCTTTTGCTTGGCAGAACATTGAAGCTCAAGAAATCATAGTGACTAGGGTCTTGATTGATATTACCACCGCGGGCGGCACGGCCAATTCCGTATTGGACGTGGGTGGTGCCCCAGATAGTACTACGCATTCTGCAGACTTAATTGACGGTATAGATTTGGATGCTGTCGATATCTATGACAATTTGGGGGATGGTGGTGTAACTGGTAACAATCAAATCAAGCTTGATGCCACAGGTGGTGTGACGGATTGGATAACAGGGCAGATACTTGTAGCAGATGCCCTGAACCTAGTTGGAAAATATTACATCGAGTATCGGGCTGCATAGAGGAGGACACTATGGCCGATATAGAAGCAAAACAATTCCGTGGTGAGACCCCAGAGGAGATGCTATTCAAATATAAGGACATGGGTGACGGCACCCATGCGTGGGTGGTGTATATTGGCGGTCAGGAGCTGACGGTTACTGGGGTGGTAGAAGTAGACGGAACTGTGGAAGTGACCGGGACAGTAACCGCGAACGAGTCCTCCGGTGATGGCGTTATTGACACTCCTGGAGATACGCCAATCAATGTTACCACTACCAGCGCATTGTGCTTGGCAGCTAAGGCCAATCGAGTGCAGGCACTATTCGTGAACGATAGCGATACCACGATCTACTTACGAAGGGGAGCCGGTGCGGCAGTCAATCAGGGCATACGCTTGAATGTTAACGGCGGGGCGTATGAGATGAGTCAAAAGTTGGGCAATCTCTATCGTGGGCCAATCTACGCTATCCACGGAGGCGCTGGCACGAAGAGACTGCTGGTGAACGACGGACACTAATATGATGACAGAAGAGTTGGGCGGGCTCGTAACCGAATACATACGCAACTATCACAATGAGCTATACAACTACTTCAACGACGGGAACTGGGGAAGGGGAGACAGGGATGATGAGATAGTTGCCGCGATAAGGAGCATGCAATCACGATTGGAGCTGAGTTTCGGGAGCGATACTTCTCCGCTAGAGGTTGATCTCTCAGATGCTTTCGACGCACTGGGCTTGGGAAGAGAACCTGTCCCGGAATCGTTCCAGAATGAATTCAAAGAGGGGGAGCTGGACTTATGAGAACGATATGGAAGGGCAGGCGAACCAAGATCAACGAAAACAATAACCGCTACGAAATCGTCCATGGCGGTGTACAGATCGTGGAGAGCCTAACGGAAGAGGGGCTGAGGGAACTGCAGGCTAGCCTATCCCATGAATTGGGGCTCACATACAAGCCGAAGATGCAGACGAAGCGGAAGGCAAAGGAAGATGGTGTCGCTGATAAGACTGAAGGTTAAGAAGATGCTCGATACCGATGGAACCACGCGATCCTATCCAGCGGGATCCATCGTGCATCTGGGCAAGCAGTTTGCCACCGCTTTAATCCGAACTGGTGAGGCCGAATTCGTGGAGGGCGAGCGGTTTGCATTGCTGACACCATCCCCTATCGCCCCCCAGGGCATATCGAATACTGTCACATCCACACCCCGATCGGGTCAACGGAGAGTATATGACATCAGGATAAATGAACGTGGAAATCTTGAGTATGAGGCTGAGGAAGTTCCAGCCCCCTAGGAGGAAGAGATGGCGAGGCAAACAGCAGAAATAGTAGCACCGGCAGACTTGGACGGCGTGCCTGATGGTACTACCTACAAGAGAATGTCGGCAACGGAGCAGACTAAGCTTGGGGCCGTAGAGGAGAACGCAACCGCCGATCAGACGGGGGGAGAGATTAAGACGGCCTATGAAGCGGAGGCCAATGCCTATACAGACACCAAGGATACCAAGCTAACAGATATTGAGGAGAACGCAACCGCCGACCAGACAGGACTCGAAGTCCAGACGGCTATCGAGGGCCTGGCTGATGCAGATCGTAACATCATGGTAAGTGACCCGCAGGCTGGTGAGTACAAGGTTTATGGTGTGCATCGCAACGCTGCTGGCAATCCTGAGTATGACTACGATGATGTAGCGGTATAGCGGGGTCCTAATGGCGAGACAAACCGAAGAGATTGTCGCATCTGGCGTTAGTCAGGCCGTATTCGACGCCCATACCCATAACTACCGACAGATAACAGGGATTGGGGTGGACGATGACGACAAGTATCTCACACCAGACAAAATGGACATAGTAGACGACGCCGAGACCGTGGCAGCCTCAAACGTTGATGCAGAGGCAGTGGGCATAACGGTGGCAACGGCTCCCACTAGCGTACCGAACTGAGGAGGATAATCATGGCTAAGAGCGAATGGGGAGCACCAAGCGAACACAAGAGCTTCCCCGCGATATTGCTGAAGGCGGATAGCGACAAGGGAATCGTGGAGCACTTGATTGCCGTAATGGGCAATATCGACTTGGGAAATGATCGCATTATGCCCGGGGCATTCGCCAAGACTATCAGTGAACGCGGCAAGAAAGTGAAGGTACTCGACCTCCACAATACGGGTTCTATCGAATGCGTTATCGGAAAGCCCGTGCAACTGAAGGAGATAGGCGAAGCCGAACTCCCACCCGAAGTCAAGGAGAGATACCCAGAGGCAACAGGTGCCCTCCACGCTACCACGCAATTCCTGATGGATACCCCAGAGGGCAAGGGCGCTTTCATTCGCATCAAGGAAGGCGCGGTGGATGAGTGGTCGTTTGGTTATGACGCCATTAACAAGGACTTCGTGGAGGAGGAGATAGATGGCGAGGAGACCAATATCCGCAATCTCCTGGAACTAAAGCTGTACGAGTACAGCCCGGTAATCTTTGGTATGAATCCCGCCCCCGTCACCATCAGCGCAAAGGATGTGTTCGGACAGGAGGGCAAACCATACCCCAACGAGCACGCTTGCCGCCTCAAATCACCTGGGGATTTTCAGGAAGATAGTTTCAGGCGCACCTCCAGAACAACTGACGGCAAGAAGTATAGCGTCATCATGGGACGCCTCAAGGGCGAGACCACCATGACCGAGCAGGCATACCGTTATCCGAAGGATACTTGGGACGCCGACGATGCGAAGGCACATTGCAAAGACCATGATGGCACCTTCGAGGCTGCGGCCAAGCAGGAGAAATACCAATGTGAGTGCGTCGAATGCGGCCATACCATGGAAAGCGATGAGCACTGTCGAGATATCAAATGCCCCGAATGCGGCGGCGAGATGCGGAGGGCCGAGAGGCCAGGCCCGGGAAAGGCTTTGGCAGTACTGTTCAAGGCAAACTTCGATGAGACATTCGACAATATGCTAGTTCAAGAGGAGATCATGGAGGCGCGCTGGTGCATGGAGAGCGCTTTCTACCGCTCAATCGAGAGCATCCTAACCGATGAGGAAATATTGCCACCGGAGAAGCTGGGATTGGTGAGCCTGACATTCGACCAATACAAGGCTGCGTATCTGGAATGGTGCGAGCGGCTGCTGGCGGTCACGAAGGATGAGGGACGGGAGTTCGACACCAAAGAGGGCCGGGTGCTTTCAGGAAGAAACGCCACGGCGATACGCAATGCTCTAGACGCCCTGACGGATGTGTTGAAGGGCGCTGGCATATTGGATGACAAAGGTGACGATCCTGCACCCGAAGGGGCCGCAGGTAATCATAGCGACGAAGGCGATGAGGCCGGGCCGTCTGACCAGACACCCACCTTGGAGGCGATACTAGTCGCACAGGCAGAACTGCAATTGGTAGAGATTGCGGCAATGAATGACCAAGGAGGGTCAAAATGACCACAGAAACCATGACCTGGCGGGATGCGTCTGGCCAGGCCAACAAGCTCTATGAGGATGTGAAAGCGATCCTCACCAACCCCGAGGCTGCGGATGAGGATAAAGCCAAAGTCGGGGATATGATCAAGGATGCCGATGCACTCAAGGCCAAGGCCATGCAGTTGCAGGGCATCGAGACCGGGGCAAGCGAGATGGCTGCTCTGCAGGCTCAGGCTGCAGCAGACCAAACGGGTGATCCCCAACCTGGTGATTCCAAGTTTAACCAGTGGGGAGAGTTCCTATTCAAGGTCTGGCAGGCCGGGAAGGATCCTGGACCACACGACAAGCGCCTTGAATATTTCAAGGATGAGGCACCATCAGGAGTGAAGGATTTGGCTGAGGCCACCGGAGCTGCTGGGGGGTTCCTTGTTCCTACAGAGTTTCGGGCGGAACTCCTGGCAATTCAGGGAGAGGTCGGGATCGTGCGCTCTAGGGCGACGGTTATTCCGATGAGGCGACGCCAGATCACCCTTCCGGTACTCGACCAAACCAGTACCACTGCAGGGCAACCTCACTGGTTTGGTGGGATGACGTTCGAGTGGATTGAAGAAGGCCAGGAGAAGCCAACTGACGATCCCGCATTCCGTGAGATCAACCTCACAGCCCACAAGCTGGTGGGCTTCACGAGGGCATCAGACGAGCTATTGGACGATTCGGCGATTCCTCTCGAAGCGTTCCTGGCTGGGCCTTTGGGCTTCGCTGGGGGTGCAGTCTGGATGGAAGATTACGCCTTCTTGAGAGGCACGGGCACCGGGACGCCGCTGGGTGTGGCATTGCCTGCTGGCGCTACGATCACGGTGGCGAGAGCTGCTGCAAACGCCGTCAGCTACGTGGACTTGGTGAATATGCTCGTAGAGTTCCTTCCTTCGGGTAGGGGCGTATGGGTTATCAGCCAGTCCGTGATGCCTCAGATCTTGCAGTTGCAAGATCCCAACGGTAACTACGTCTGGCAGCCAAGCGCCAGAGAAGGCATGCCCCAGACAATCTTCGGGTTCCCCGTCATCTGGACGGAGAAGCTCCCGTTGCTGGGAACACAGGGGGATGTGCTGCTGGCCGACTTCAGGTATTACCTGATTGGGGACCGGCAAGCAACGACCGTCGAATCCACGAAGTTCGAGAAATGGCGGGAGGACAAGACTTCCTGGCGGATGGTGCATAGAGTTGACGGGCAGCCGTGGCTCAGCGCACCGCTTACCTACCAGGACGGCACCACGCAAGTTAGCCCGTTCGTCATCCTCGGCGACGTGAGCGGGTCTTAGGAGGTAGAAGATGGCAGACTATACTAGAAGGTTCACCGAGGAGCACCGAATCGACGATATTGACCCTGATGGGTACGCCAACACTACCGTAGCTACCTCATGGATCTCTATGAGAGACTACCATCGAGCGGTGGCTATGGTTCGTGTGGGCGATATGGGGGCGGGTGCTACAGTGGACATGGAACTCCAACAGGCAACCGATTCCAGTGGTAGTAACGGGAAGACCTTGGTTAGTGGCAATGGCCAAACCAAGGAAATCACGCAGCTCACCCAAGCGGGCGGTGATGCTAATGCTTCACCATCGGTTATCGAACTCCAAACGGAGGAGATGGATGTTGCCAACGAGTTCGACTATGTTCGGGCCGTAGTGACGATAGTGGGAACGGGAGTTTACCTCTACGCAAACCTGCTACGTACCATTTCGCGGTTCCCACCTGTTGACGCGAGTAACCTCCAAGAGGTGATTGCGGCAGCACCATAGGCAGAATGGGGTAGCGGGGGTTTTGGCCCCCCTTTTCCCCCGCTACCCATCTGTGGAAGGAGGACACAGTGTGGGTGCAGCTCCTACAAAACAAGTACGTCGATATTGACGGAATCCAGAAGCGATATGCTCCGGGCGACTGGATAGAGATCGGCAAACAGACCGCTCTTGCATGGATTGCCGATGGTGCAGCCAAGACATCCATGCCGCCATCTATAGAGGTGGCAGCAGGTGCGGGGATAGTATTGCAAAGGAACGACCCCGGGGCCATATCCACGCTGGCCAAATGGGGTGTTTCCATGCCCGCAATTGTCGGCGAACCTGAACTCAAATACGACTACACCCTAATCTGGGACCCCTCCGCACCCCTGCGACCGGAACTCCTACCAGTCGGTTTCAAGATACTGGAGAAGTGGCTGGCTGCTATTCCGATGCTCTCCTATGACAAGCTCGCCCGTGATATGGGGGGCAAGGTCGAGCGGTCACGCACTGAAGGAATTATCCATGATTTGCGAGTACCCCTTTATGATACTCGGATGATCTTTATCAAGCGGACGCCCAAGACAGAGGTACTTATTGCAGCCTGGAAGGTTGAAATGCACAACGGAGCAAACAAGGACCTGGCGTTCTTGCGGGCGCTATACAGGATGCCTTTGGAGATATTAGCGCTACCGATCACGTGGACAGACAAGAAAGGGATGCGAGGGTGAGAGGGGTAATCTATGTGGCATACGGTAAGCAGGCAATCGCAGAGGCAAAGGAGTCGATCAGAACGTTGCGAGAACACAACGAACTTCCTATAGCAGTCATAGGCGAGGAGCCGATAGATGGCGTACAGCATGTCTATGTTAAACAACTCGATGGGGGCGGAAGGCTGGCGAAACTCCACATGGATACCCTCTCCCCCTTTGATCCCACCCTCTATCTGGATGCAGATACCAGAGTGCATTCGAACATTGCCAACGGGTTTTCCGTTCTGGATGAGGGTTGGGATATGGCCATGGCCTTTAGCACCAGACAGGGAAGCGATGTGATGG